GCCTTGATACGTGCCTCAATGTCCTGTTTTGCCTCATCAAGCCTTATCATCGTGGCTCGAGCTTTGGCTAACCTGTCCTGCGCTTCAATCTCAGCTTCTACATCGCCATTGGCCTTGGCGGCCCTAATAGCGGCCTTTGCACCATCAACATCCTGTTCTGATGCTGAAATCGCCGTAGTGATCGTGTCTAAATGACTGCTGGTCTGTTGCTTCTTGGCGCTGTCAGCTTCTCGCTCTGCTGCCTGTCTTGCCTGTTCCGCCGCCCTGATTCGTTCCCCAGCCTGTCTTTCCCGCTCGGAACTCTTTGTCTCCAGATCCTTATACTGGGACATGAGTTCCAGCATGGCTGGGTCTTTGACCTCAGCTTGAACCGTGTCTGCTTTCTTGACTTCAACCTCTTGAGCGCCTTCTACATTGGCTTGCTCATCGGGAATGATAGTTATTTTGATCTCGTCATCTGCCATGGAAGTAATCCACCATAAATGCAATCAATATAAGCCACACTGCTATGCCACACATGGTATACAATCTGATTTCTTGGCGACGCTCCCGCCGCAGACGCTGGTGAAAGTGTTCATGCTTTTCCAAAAAATTATCCATGCTTTACCCCAAGAAAATATAGTGCGGTCAACCTCGCAATAATGCATTAGCCTCGTCTGAGGGAATATATTCATCCCACCTCGGAGCATATATCATTAAGTGACTGGCAACCCCACCATCCGACTTTGCCAAGAGGTTTGCTAACTCGCGATTAATCGCAACCATCCCATTCTCTGCCAGATAGCGCCGGGATATTTCCTTAGCCGTTACTTCTATCGTAAATTTGGTGTTTGAAATATCGCCCATAATCACCTCCATACAAGAAAATATAGTGCGGTCGCGGATAGTCTTGAACGTTGAATGTCCTTAAAACGCCTGTCAACGCAGACTATCTTTCTGAAAGCCGATACAACCGCTTACCGACCGGATGACCCGACAGGCGCTTAGCTCAGTAAATCAATGATGGATCGCTTACACGACCCCGCACAAACACGTCCTCAATCAGACGACATGATAATCCCTCTGCCGTACCAGTCTTTCGTCGATCTCGGATATAAAGTTCGAAACCATCTGTCGGTCTGTAAACGACCCAATCACCATATTGAACCTTGACGCCACCAAACTTGGCAGCACCATCATCCGAAAATGCTATCGGGCCACACTTCAATACCAAACCAACCTTGCCCTGAAAGCGGTCCTCTTCCTGGCTTCTATCGGTGCGATGCAATATGATATCTTCTCCGTTGGGCCCCTTCATGACCCTCGGCGGAGTAACATAGGTCGCTACCAAAACCAGATTGTGAAATACTTCATAATCGCTGAGATCGCCTGCCGCCTCTAGCAATGGCTTGGCAGGATCATGCGCAGCCTGCTTCCGCTAACGCGCGAAGATTAACTCTCATTCAAAACCCCGTCAGGCCCGCTCGGCCCTCTCGATATCCTCGCAGACGTGCAAGGCTTCATCGATCCCTTCCAGCCTTCCGACCCGGCGCTGGTAGTCAGCCCAATCCTCGGCCGACCCGTCAACGAGATATCCGGCGTGCGTCGCACGAACATCCATCAACTTTTTCTTAATCGTCCTTATACTAGATGCATGGTCAAGTGCGTATACGCTAAATCCACGGTCTTCTTGCAACGGCATTACGGCTTCATACCGTTATGGGATGGGGCATGCGCTTTCTTGAGCCTCCCAATACCGGAATTACCGGCGCCAATCTTCGGTCCCATTTGCTGGCCGGCCTTACCATTGGCCTCAACTGGCCCACCAGTTGCATAGGTAATGGGTTTGCCACGTCCAATGTTCTGGGTATCGCTCTTGTTGCCTGAGTGTTGGATTGGGGTGCGAGTACCGATGCCGGTTACTCCAACCTTATCAGCCAATGACTTCTTGCCTTCAACCTTGCCGCCAGATGCTCTGGGCTTGCCGAAACCGTAATCATCGCCCTTCTTCTGCGGTGTAACCGGCTTCATATCGGCATCGCCATAGAACTTGTTGACACGTCCGCCCTTCTTGCGGGGTGGCATGCCGCCCAAGGGGCTTGGTCCAGCCATGGCCGGAGCCGGGGGAGGCGGTGCCATGGGAGGCTTGGGCGGCATCGGGGGTGCAGCCATTGCGGGAGGCGGCATCGGACCACCTACACCAGCCATAGGAGGCTTACCGCCTCCTGGAGCCACAATGACGTTCACATTGGTCTTGCTGTGTCCCTTGCCATGGGTTTTGCCACCTCGGGCCCTACGCATGGCTTTGTCAGCACGGTGTTTTGGCTTCTTGCCTTCGTGCTTCAGGGCCTCACCCTTGACTTCCTTTTTGATCAGGGCGCGGTCTTCTGCCTCGTCGTCATGAACCTTGCCGCCTCGAGCATAATGCTTGGGCGAGGCATGGCTTTCGGTCAGATGCGCTACCCTTGCTTTCTCGTGCTTATGTGCCCGATGCTCATTGTGTGGGTGGGACATTTACTTGTTCTCCTCGTAAATAGGATAAGCGGCATCCTCGGTGATTTTCTTGTCTGATCCGTAGTTTCGAACCACGTCATCCACATCGGCCTGTCCAGCCTTCTCAACGAACTTCTTGACGCCACGAATCCACGAAGGATCATTCTTGTGCGCGTGCTTATGATACGGATGCATTTTTGTTTCCTTTTGGTGCCGTGTATAGTTCCCACGCCGGACTATTCTGATATTCGACTCGCGCAAGGTTTTTTGCCCCAGTCACCGTGCTCGGTGCGCCACGAGGAAATATGGTTTTCACAGCATCCGACCATTTATTTATGTCCGATTCTGTAAAAAACACCTTGACTGGATCATCAGTCATTTTTTTCCCTTCGGTTTCGTCGGTGCGGCCGGCTGCGGCGGGTTCAATGCCTGATGGGTTTCCAGCGCAGCACTATGCGCCTCTTTCTCCCCTTGTAGCACATGAGCGGATACATTCAAACCGTGCTGGCGATCCGCCTCATGCACACCCAAACCGGCCTTAACCAATTCAAGACCTTGTTCGCGATGATGCTTGTCTTTCTCGTGCTGTAGGGTTTCGCTCTTCAGCGCGACCTCAGCCCTGCTCTTGTCTATGTCGGCAGCAATTTTGGCTTGGTCACTGGAATGGATTATAGCCTCTTTGGCAATGTCGTCTTCGCGAGTGGCCTGCTCTGACTGTAACTCAGCCATCTTTTGCTGGTTTTCAGTTTGGGCGTTAGCAATATCGCTATCCGTCTTTTTGGCCTTAGACTGAGCATCCATCATCTTGGCCATGCCAGACAAATCTGGCGGTTGAGCCGGAGCGGTGGGCGCAGCAACAACCAATCCGGTCGGGTCTTCCCGCACCGCAGCAAGAACCCGCTTCAATACCTCATTGCGGTCCAATTCCTGAGGGAAAATAGGCATTAATTGAATAAGTGCCAATGCCTTGGCCACCCTATGAATATGGCTCGGTACATTGGGATCAGAACACGGCACAAGCTTAACATTGTCCAATGCTTCAATTAATTGCTCATTGCTCCAACTCTCGATCGGCGAATCGCCATCCGACTTAATCAAGTCTTCTGGGTGCCTGCGGAATAGATCGCACAGCATCCTGATTTCTTCGGACTGAGCTCCATGCATGCCCTTGTGGGCCGCAGCCATGACCTTGGTGGCCTGTTCGATCTGAGCCATCATGGTGCCTACCGGAACATTGGCAATGCCCTCAGCGGCCGGTATTTCGGCTCCCTGGCCCAATGCTTTGGACTGTTCGGTTATCTTGTCGATAAGCTGGAGCAATCCGGGCGTTACATCCTTATACGGCGTATTGGTAACGACTTGAGATACAGGCAAGCCACCTGTATCAACCGGCGCAAACTCGCCTGGTCCCATCGTAAAGGTTGTATTTGGGTTCCCACCGCTATTCATGCCACGAACGGCACGCTTATCAATGAAGCCTCCGGGAAAACTGGCAAACATCCCGGCATCCAATGCCTCACGCCACGCAGCAGTCATCGCGGCAGACGAATTACCTAGCAAATTCAACATTCCAGTACCATAGAACCCCGGTCCAGGAATGTACGGATACCTGACATACATCCGTATCCTGCTGTTCCACTCGTCATCCTCGTGCCAGTCCCTACGAAGCGACAGACATTCTTCGTTGTCCTTGTCGATCGATACCAGATACGGCAGCGGGATACCTTGGCCCTTGAACTTGCTCTTGGCAGGAATGAAGTCGTCAATGTCGAGCTCGCACTGGGTTTCCCAAATCGTATAGGGCTTGTCCTCCGGCCTAGACGGAAATGCCTCAGTGCCTTGGATCGCAGCTATCTTGCTATCGACCTGATTTGGTTCTGGATTTGGCTGCGCTCCACCCGTCTTGCGATAGGCGCCAATCATCTGCATCAGTTTAAAGACGCTGGGACGCATCTGGATCTGGTGGGTGATTCGACCGCATGAACGCAAATCATCGGCGGTATTCGAAACAATCAGGTCTTTGGCGTCTACCTTTTCAGAAACCGGTCGTCTACGCCGTGGGCACCGATATACCTTCTTGAAACCAGACCCTCGGAAATACGTACCCCACAACAGCATGTGGGAGGTTTGCGGGTAGTACTCTGTTGCCGTCGTGGTGAGATATCTGTTTACCGCTCGCTCGAGCAAATCGGCCTGATTGTCTTCATTGTTGGTTTCTCTGCCGTCTGACTTGACCTTGACTGGCCCGTTTGCCGGCAGCATTTCAGCCTCGGCATTGGCCCAGCCCTTCAGACACGCCTCGAGCAATAGCGGGTTCTTGACCTTTGACATGATCGGGCCATCGCCCGTGGTCTGTACGTCCGTTGAGGGGGATTCTAGCTGCAATCCAAGCAAATCAAGCCCGCGATCGGTATTATTCAGCCAGCCTTGGCGGGATTGGTCATCAGCCTTGATGCCATCAATCAAGTCGTTGATGTAAACAGATAATTTATCCTTTATTCGGTCGTCATCGGCTAGATTGGCGAACCATTCATCATCGTCGTTGTCGGCGGCTGGCTTATGGGCACCAAATCTTATAACCGCACCGCCACCAGGCTGGAGTTCCGTAATATCCCCGGTGTCGCTGTCAACGAGAATTGTCTGAGGATGCTCTTCCTCGACTTCAATTCTTAATGGACCGCTCTCAGCCACGAATCATTCCCCGGTTAACCGAGCATCGGTGTGTAGGGGCCGCAGCGGGCGAGCCAAATAATGACAATACTACCAAATCACCGCCAAGGCCATACCGACCATTGACGCCATACCAGCATAAGATAGGTGCGGGAAATCGGCTGGCGACGATTCACTGTATCTTAAACACCTGAGACGATCGGCGGGATTGCCGCTCTTCCGTTCCCTCCGTGACAGCATCCAGGATTTTGCGCTTCAATTCGTCGCAGCCAAGGTTGAGATCCGCAGCCTGACGCCCAGCCATCACAGTGGCAAATCCACCCTCTAGGCAGGCGACAACTCCAACCGTCTTGATGTTGCCCTCCAATGCTTGGGCAAGTGCCTCTTTAAGAAGATCAACAATAGCTGCCTGCTCTTCTGAGATTGGACTGCCGATGATTTTAGACTTCATACCGATGCCGCTCCCATTGAAACCCAAACCACTCTAGTCGCCTTCCATATCCAGTGATTCGCACTGTGCGCCGACTGAATACTGAAAAACCGCTTATCCCATCCAGCCTTATGTTCGAATCTCACGTTCTCGATCTTGAATTCCGGCTGTCGCTTATTCCATTCCGTCCAGTAGGCAATCTGAGCTTCATCTAGTTGCTGGCGTAGCTTCGTTACCTCAACCCGGTAACCAGATGGGAATAGAACTTGCATCATATCGATGCGATACCGATTACGATGCACATAGCAAGGACGCCCATCACAACCAAGAACAGCGTCATATCACGGCTCCTTTGGTTCTGTCTTTTCCAGTTCCTTAATCTTTGCCTTGGCCGCATCTAGCTCGGCAGACATAGCCCGCATTGCATCTTCCAGCGATCCAGACCTAGCCTCGCAATTGGCCTGTGCATCCAATGCTATGTTACGTTGGTTCTGCAATGCGGCAACGGCGCGGGTTACAAATGCCTGATTGATCTGATCTGCGGCAAATGCTGATGTGGTGAAAATGGTTAACGCTATTGCGAGATACTTCATTTCTGCACCATGCTTCTCGGAACCCTCGGCATCGGACGCCAGTGCGTGGGAAATATAGGGCGCTCCCCATAAAACCACATTGACCTTTGCTCGTTATACTGACCCGGCATTACCTTGCCATCAACTACAACAAGAACCAATAATCCAGCAATCGGAGGACGATGCTTTCTGGTTTGATGCCAGCGATTGCCTTGCTGGTGTTTTTCCATCTGCTAATAGCCGGTCACTGAGTTAATAAGTTCCTTGGCCTTCTCGTGGGGATTTGGTGCTGCGTCAACGAATTCCTTGTTAAGATATACTATGCCACCCGGCATGCGTATTTCATAGTTTAGCACACCGCCGCGAGTTACCACTTGATAAACAAAGCCGATGCACGTCTTTTGCTGGTGCTTTTCCATCAGTCAGCAATCTCTATTGCCGAGTTCCTCTTGCAACACTAATTAAGAATGATACACATAAAATTATAGCTATGACGTACAATCCCATTATAGCTAACTCAATCCAAGCCTGTTCTGTCATGACTGGTACTGCGGAACTATTAATCACAACTAAACTCCTTCAATTGAAGCTCCAGCAATTCTTTTAAAATTTCACTTCTATATGTCATAGCCATAGCTCTCATTTCTTCAGTCCAAGCATTCCATTTGATAGCAATGTATCTTTCCAAGAATAAATTTCTGTTCACCACTCGCATTTATCTGCTCATCACCGGGCCTTTAACGTGGCGCAAAAGGCCACGCACCCAAAATCAAACCACCAAAAAATATTGCAGTAAATGGTATGGCCCAAAGGGGTGACGGCTTGGGGACGTTAGAGAGGCCGGATCCAAGGCACGAGCCAATCAAAGCGCCAGCCAGCCATACGACGCAGACATAGACCAAAATCTTCATCTTCAAATCCTGTCTTCGGTCATCAGAAGAACCTCAACTCATTCTTCTTTCCGTGGTGCATAACGCTCTCTGCTACTCGCGAATCATGCTCGGAGTCGTCAATCAGCAAATCATTGTCCTTGAGATACTTGAGCGCCTGCGTCGCACTGTCAGTCAAATCATCGTACTTGTGCTTGGGGAAATGCTCCATCTCTTCCATGACCATCTCGGCCCAATCCCTGATCGGCGCATACACCAGCATTTGAGAGAATACAGGCTGAACAGCTAGAGCTCTAGCTTCCTTTGAACCCTTGACCGGGCGCAACTCGATTCCGAATGATAACCGTCCATACCGATTTGACAACTCCTGAGCTGCACTTATTCCACTTGCCTTGGCCTCAATCAACAGATTATCGACCTTGAACCGCTCGCAGCTGTATTTGATCCATTCGACCAACCCCCATTCCTTCTGCGTCCGCTGTATCCAGTCCATTCGGCTTTCGCCGGATCTGGGGTCGTTCCTGGTGCCAGAGAATTGTAGATGCTTGCGCCACGCATGAACGAGCATCACTCGATTAAGGTCTTCCTTGTTCCGATATATGCCCCAAACGGTTAATGCGGTTGGATCGTTGCGTTCCTTCTCGGTAAATGCCGAATCAACTGACGCAATGAGATAATCAAATGTCGGGAACTTGCCCTCTGGATGATCCCAAACTTGCCACCAATCCCGCTTGAATATACCGCCGCCTCGAGGCGATGGTGATTGCTGGTATTGTGATGCCCACGCCCAAATATCGATATCAACCTTCATCCGATCGCAAACCGACTCGGAAAACCGCTCTGGCCACGCTAGAATCTCTGTTGGTTCGCTAGGGTCGTATTCGTCATAGCGCGGGTCGTACCAACCAATCGGCGTCATTCTCGGGTTATATTCTTCGTCCGCTTGGCGCGAGTAGTCATAGACCATCGGTATCATAAGATGGACGTAATCCATGCCCTTTTCCAGGATCACGCCAGACACGTCCTCGCCATGAACGCGCTGCATAATGATGACAATGGCGTCCTTTTCCATGTCATTTAATCGGTTTGACATGGCCTCTCGAAACCACCTAACCGTTTCAGTTCTCACCGTGTCAGATTCTGATTCCTTGATGTTGTGGGGATCGTCCAGGATAACCCTGTGGCCGCGCTGTCCTGTGCCCACGCCACCGATCGATGAGGCCAGCTTCCATCCCGTCGCCTCGCTCGAGACCAGCTTCTTCCCCAACGCCCTTATTCGAACCTTGTCGCCAAATAACTCCTGATATTCGCCACATGATACCAGAGTTCCAAACCGGTCGTTGTCCCTCTCTGTCAGATCCGCCGAATAGCTGAATGTCACGTACCGAAGATGAGCTCCAACCGTAGCCCACTCCCACGCAGGCCAAAACACATCACATAGCAGACTTTTGCAAAACCCAGGTGGCACATTTATTAGTATTCTGGTTATTTCTCCGCTGCTTACGGCCTGTAAGTGCATACATATGGCCTGAAGCACCCAACCATCCACGAATTTGGTCTGCGGCTCCAGCACATGCCAGAAATACTTGACGAAGTTCAACAATCCATCTTCGCCAGTGAATTGAGATATGATCTTCTGCCGGCGAAATAGCTTTATCTTCTCTTCTATGGCCTCTCGGCGGGATGGATCTAGAACTAGGGTCATATCACCGCAAGCGACAAAGCAAACCCAACCGCAACCCCAACCCAGAAATATATCCAGCGATAATTGCGATCTGCAAATGCCATCTTCTGATGGTTGTTCATGGCATGAAATACAGATACCCAATCTACCTTGTCAAAATCATGAGGGGCTCGCCAGTGGGTCATGTCACCGGCCTATTCGACTGCGACAAGTCGCGCGCATCGTAATAGTTGTCAGCTGGTTTCCAGTGCTTAGACCTGTTCAATCCGATATGCCCGGAGAATGTATAATCCAACGATCCATCGCTGAAAATCATGGTGCCCATCTTGGTGGCCTCGCCATTGTGTCCGATGATGACCGTCTTACGTTCGCTGGTCGTTCGGGCATTGCGTCTGGCGCCACGATATGATTCGGCTAGGCGATGTGGCTTTTTGGCCTTGGCCTTGCGTGCTTTATGGCGCTGTTCGGCGTTTACCGGCCTGTGGTCGTAATCGACCTGAGACCAAATCAACCT